GGATATTCCTTGATTATTGACTAATGAAAGATTTTGATAAGTTTATTGAGGAGGCAGCATCAAAAAGATGTCCCTTAGGTCAATACTATTGCTATACAGATAAAAAATGTAAGCAAATTCCAAAAGGATATAAGATGGTAGGTCCTGCCGGATATCTACGAAAAGAAAATGGACATTCGGTAGACGATAGTAGTGATAGCGAAAGTAATAAAAATGGCAATGGCGGAAATGGAAATGGCGGAAATGGAAATGGCGGAGGCAACGGTGGAAATGGCGGTGGTAATGGAGGATAATAATGGCCACAGCATTTGATAAACAAATTCAAAACAGGAATTTTTTAGCACCTGTTGGATTTAGATTTACTTTGGCAAAAGAACCTAAGGTTTCTTTTTTCTGCAACTCGGCAAGAATACCCGAAATAACACTAGGAAATTCTGTTCAACCGACATATCTCAAGGACATTGACATCCCCGGAGAGAAATTAACTTATGGTGATTTTTCTTTAAGATTTTTAGTTGATGAAAATCTTGAAAATTATATGAAGATGCACAACTGGTTGACTGGACTTGGATTTCCAGAAACTACTCAGCAGTTTAAAACTTTAACAACTGATGAAATTTCGGGTGAAGGAGCACTTGATCAACAGTTTAGTGATGCAAGTCTTCATATTTTGAATAGTAATTATAGAGATGTTGCTATTGTAAAATTTAGAGATTTATTTCCGGTTTCTCTTTCTTCCTTGGAATTTGATGCATCAGAAGCAGACATTCAATATTTTACGGCAGATGTTACATTTAAATATACAATATATGATATACTAGGAGCAGACGGAAGAACACCGTTGTAAGCAATTATTTTTTTATTATGGATCTTGATAAAATTCAATTAATGTGGGAAAATGATTCAGTCATTGATCCAGATAATCTTCATGATGAAAGTCTAAAGATTCCTCAATTACATTGCAAATATTATACCATCTATAACACAATTACTCTGTTGAGAGAAAGAGCAAGAGACTCTTATAACAAAGTAAAATTGGAAAGATATAATTATTATACTGGAAAAGCACCAGCAGAAGTATATGCCGAAGATCCATTTCCTTATAAAGTAAGAGAAAAGGATGCCATTCAAAGATATATTGAAGCAGATGAAAAATTAACTAAGTTTGATCTTAAGATTAGATATTACGATACAACACTTAAGTTTTTAGAAGAAATTATCAAAACAGTTTCTAATAGAACCTTTCAAATTAAAAACGCAATTGAATGGCATAAGTTTCAATCTGGATTCAATTAAGGTCTATAAATATTTTTATATTGATCTAGATGAATGTCACATTTGATTATATCAAAGAAGAATGAAGTATATCTTCATGTCGATTCTGAGGTTCATATTCATTACGAATTAGCAGATCAATTTACATTTGAAGTACCTGGTGCTCAATTTTCTCCATCTTATAAGAAGAAATATTGGGACGGAAAAATTCGTTTATTTAATATTCAGACTAAGGAAATATATATTGGTCTTTTAGATCGCATCGTTCAATTTTGTAAGGATCACGGATACACTTACGAATTTAAAGATAATAAGTATTACGGATTGCCATTTGAAATTAATGATGGCATATCCAAAGAAGGTGTTAAAGATTACGTAACTGCAATATCAAAATACAAACCTAGAGACTACCAAATAGAAGGCGTGTACGACGCTTTAAGACATAATCGTAAGTTGCTGATATCTCCAACTGCTTCTGGAAAGTCTTTGATGATATATTCTCTCGTGAGATACTATGTTGAGAAGCAACAAAATATCTTGATAGTTGTTCCGACGACTTCGCTAGTAGAGCAGATGTATAAAGATTTTGAAGATTATGGGTGGAATGTGGGTTCATATTGCCACAAAATCTATGCTGGAAAAGAGAGAGAAACTGATTCTCAAGTTATCATAACAACTTGGCAGTCTATCTATAAATTGCCAAGACAGTATTTTTCTAGATTTAATGTGGTTATTGGAGATGAAGCACATCAGTTCAAAAGTAAATCATTAATATCTATAATGACAAAACTTGCCGATGCCAAATATAGATTTGGATTTACCGGAACTCTTGATGGATCTCAAACTCATAAATGGGTGTTAGAAGGATTGTTTGGTCCTTCATATAAAATTATTAAAACCGATGAGTTAATGAGTAAAGGGCACTTGGCTAAACTGGATATTAATGTAATTCTACTGAAGCACTTACCGAATAAATTTGAAACTTATGAGGATGAAGTTCAGTACATCATAGGTCATGAACGAAGGAATAGGTTCATTAAAAATCTAGCACTTGATCTAAAAGGAAATACTCTAATACTTTTTGCAAGAGTTGAAGGTCATGGTCAACCGCTATATGAATTAATAAATAGTAGTAACTTGATTGAAAATCGTCATGTGTTTTTTGTTCATGGTGGTGTTGCCACTGAGGACAGAGAAAAAGTGAGAGAGATTACCGAAAAAGAAACTGGTGCAATTATTGTAGCATCTTATGGAACTTTCTCCACAGGAATTAATATTAAAAACCTTCATAACGTCATTTTTGCTTCTCCATCTAAGTCAAGAATTAGAAATTTACAGTCAATAGGAAGAGTCCTCAGAAAGGGGGATAAAAAAACAAAAGCAACTTTATATGATATTGCCGATGATATCAGTTACAAGTCCAGAAAAAATTATACATTAAATCACTTGATTGAAAGAATTAAAATTTATAACGAAGAAAATTTTAATTATGATATTGTAAACATACCGCTTAAAAACTAATGGGTGAAGAATTCTATTCGATAATAAAACTAGTATCAGGAGAAGAAATATTTTCTCTCATCTCAATTGAAGATGAAGAGGATCCAGCAATCATTCTTCAAAATCCTGTAATTATGAAGTTAATTCATCATAAGACAGGAATGCATGTCAAGATAAAACAATGGATTAATTTATCTGATGAAGATATTTTTATAATTAAATCTGATAAAATTATTACAATGACAGAAAGTAATGATCAAAAACTAATTAGAATTTATAATGACTTTATTGAAAATTCTGATGAGGAAGATATTGATATTGAAAATCCAGATAGTTTCCACACCAAACCATCTACTAAAATGGGGTATATATCTTCTGTTGAAAAAGCAAGAAAGGATCTAGAAGATATATTCAATAGAGAAATTCAAGAGAATCAATCTCCTGAATAATAGCTAGCTAGAACTTATCTCTAACGGGGACAAACCTAGTCTATACGTAATTACTAATCTTGTCAAGCCTTAAAAGTATGCTATAATAATATTAATAATATTAATAAAGGCGAGGAAACTCAATGCTATGCCTAAGAAAAAACCAGAACATTACGTAAATAACAAAGAGTTGCTAGAAGCAATGATTGTCTATCGCACCAAAGTTGGTATTGCGAGAGAAAAATTTATTGAGAAATATGATAAAGATCCACCAAAGTCTGGAGCATGGGAAGGTAAACCTAGAATTCCTAATTATCTTGGTGAATGTTTTTTAAAGATTGCAACTCATCTTTCATATAAACCAAACTTTGTGAATTACATGTTTCGTGAGGATATGATTTCTGATGGTATTGAAAACTGCGTTCAATACATTCATAATTTTAATCCAGAGAAATCTCAAAATCCCTTTGCCTATTTTACTCAAATTATTCACTATGCTTTCCTGAGAAGAATTCAAAAGGAGAAAAAGCAATTAGAAATTAAAACAAAGATTATTGAACGCACAGGATATGATGAAGTCATGGTTATTGACAACAATGAACTTTCAGGTAATAATTCTGAGTATAACTCCATTAAAGATAACATTCAATATCGTAACCGATAAAAATTATGAAAGATTATTCGCGATATCTTGAGTTACGTCAAGTTGATGAACTCAAAGATCTTTTTGACAAATATGGATGGGAAGCATCTGATGATATTGTCGTTGAGATGGCTGGCACTCAGGTTTCTGGTATTGATGTGGGTGAGGAGTATAATAAGAAGTGGCAGTCTCCTATTGGCACTCGTAAATATAACAAAGATGCATTCATTGTTATCAAAAACCTTTCTCGTGATCCCGTTGTATCTTCTAAACCAATGGACAGGGATCACAAACCTCATCATTCCAAATGAAAATAGCAATCATTACAGATACTCATTATGGTGCTAGAAAAGGTTCTAAGCACCTTCATGACTACTTTGAGAAGTTCTATGATGATGTGTTCTTTCCGACCCTAGAGGAGCAAGGAATTACTACTGTGGTTCACATGGGAGATGCTTTTGATAGTCGTAAGTCAATTGATTATCAGAGTCTTGAGTGGTCAAAGAGAGTTGTATTTGAGAGACTCAAAAACTATGACGTTCATATGATTATTGGTAATCATGATTGTTATTATAAGAATACCAATAATGTAAACTCTCCAGAACTTCTTCTACAAACTTATAATAATATAAAGACATATAGTAAAGTATCAGAGGTTATATTAGATAAATTAAAAATACTGTTTATTCCTTGGATCAATGCAGAAAACTTTGAGGATACTGTCAAGGCTGTCAAAACTACTGATAGCATATGTGCGATGGGGCACCTTGAGCTCAACGGATTCAGAGCGCATCGTGGACACGTCATGGAAGATGGTATGGCGTGCGACTTATTTGACAAGTTCGACAAAGTGTTTTCAGGACACTACCATACACGGTCAGACAACGGAAAAATCTTCTACCTAGGAAATCCTTATGAGATGTTCTGGAACGATGTGAATGATACAAGAGGATTTCATATCTTCGATACGGATACCCTCACTCATACCCCAGTTAATAATCCTTATAAATTATTTTATAATATCTATTATGAGGATACTAATCATAAACTCTTCAATGCAACTGAATATGAGAACAAGATTGTAAAGGTTATTGTTCGTAAAAAAACAAAACCTAAAGATTTTGAAAAATTTATTGATAAGTTGTATTCTATTGGCGTCCAAGATCTAAAAATCATTGAAAACTTTGACATTCAAGAAAATGAAGATTTTGAAATAGGAGAGGAAGAGAATACTCTTTCAATTCTAAGTCGTTATATTGATGAATCTGAAACACAATATGATAAGAATATTATTAAAAATATTTTTCAAGAACTCTATAAACAAGCTTGCGAGGTAGAATAAAATGTATCTCCTCACTCTCAAAGAAAGTAAAGATGAGGGTGCTTATGCCGTACAAGATAAGTATGGTGATAAGGTCCTTTTTCTTTTTGAGGAGGAAGATGATGCCGTTCGTTATGCTATGATGCTTGAAGAGCAAGAAGAACAAACTATGGATGTTGTTGAGGTTGACGATGAACTTGCTATAAAAACTTGTAAAATACACAGTTACAAATATACTGTAATTACTTCTGATGACATTGTGATTCCCCCCAAGAATGATAACCTTTAAAAATATTAAGTACAAGAATTTTTTAAGTACTGGAAATAATTGGACTGAGATTGATTTTCAGCAATACAATACGAACCTTATCATTGGAACGAATGGTGCGGGAAAAAGTTCTATGCTGGACGCACTTACTTTTGTACTGTTCAATAAACCATTTCGTAAGATTAATAAACCACAACTAATCAATACTACAAACGAAAGGGAGTGTTTGGTTGAGATTGAGTTCTCTGTAAATAGTCGTGACTATTTGGTTCGTCGTGGAATCAAACCAAATGTATTTGATATTGAGGTGAATGGTAATCCACTTCATAAGGAAGCAGATGATCGTGCCAATCAACGCATTCTTGAGGAAAGCATTCTTAAAGTAAATTATAAATCATTCACACAAATTGTAATCTTAGGTAGTAGCACCTTTGTGCCTTTCATGCAACTCACAACTTCTAATCGCCGTGAAGTGATTGAAGATTTGTTAGACATTCGCATCTTCTCTGCGATGAATAATTTGGTCAAAGAAAAACTTAGGATAATGAGGGACCAATCCAAATCTTTGGATCTGAAAAAAGATAATGTCAGAGATAAGATTGGGATGCAAGAAAATTTTATTAACGAACTTGAAGAAAGGGGCAATGCAAATATAAATGCAAACCAAGAAAAAATTAATTCTTTGGATGCAGAAGTCCTCGCCTATATGAAAGAAAATTCTATCCTTGAAGAAGATGTATTTAAGGTCATTAAGGAACAGGAAAATGTTACTGGAGCAAGAGATAAGTTAGTAAAACTCAACAATCTTAAAGGAAAACTTTCTCAAAAAGTAGGCACTATTACCAAAGAGCATAAGTTCTTTACTGAAAATACGGTCTGCCCTACATGTACTCAAGACATAGAAGAAGAGTTTAGGTTAAATAAGATTGTAGACGTTGAAAATAGAGCAAAAGAACTCAAGAGTGGTTATCAAGAACTGGAAACCACCATTAAGTTTGAACAAGAAAAAGAACGTCAATTCAACTCA